CCGATATTACCCTATCAAGGGACCAGATTTTACACATTCCCGGCCTCGGATTTGATGGTTTTGTCGGATACTCCGTCATCTCAATGGCCCGGAAATCAATTGGCCTTGGCATGGCATATGAGACATTCAGCTCCCTTTATTTTGGGCAGGGGACGCATCCGGGAATAATAGTAACCCATCCTAATAAATTGGGTACGGAAGGACATGCTAATTTAAAAAAGGCGCTCACAGATACATATAGCGGTTTAGGCCAATCCCATCGTCTCATGCTCATGGAAGAGGGTATGAAGCCAGAAAAAGTCGGTTATCCTCCAAAAGATTCTCAATTCATAGAATCTAAAATCCATCATATCACCGATGTCTGCCGATGGTTTAATACACCTCCCCATAAATTAAAAGATTTATCAATATCTTCATTCAATAATATTGAATCCGAGCAGATCTCATTTGTCACCGATTCTATCCTGCCCTGGTTGATCCGCTTAGAACAAAGTTATTGGATGCAGGTATTAACGCCTAGGGAGCAAAAGGAAAAATTCTATTTCAAACACAATGTTGCTGGTCTTTTAAGGGGAAGTGCCAAAGAGAGGGCCGAATATTATAAAATAATGATAGGTTCGACCATTTACACTCCAAATGAATGTCGCGTATTTGAAGATATGGACCCAAATCCTAATCCATTAGCAGATGAGCTTTTCGTAATGGTTAATACAGTACCGTTGAGCAAACTTGAGGAATACCTTGCAAAGAATCAAGGATCAACTCCAAGTCCAATAGAAGGTGAAATAAAAGATAGGCTGAGATTAGTAGATAGCAGAAAACAAAATTAGGGCTTTCCGGCGGTCGACGGACTAAAGGGAACGCAAGAAAGATCAAAGGGCCAATGCAGCGGCTGCATACGTTGCATTGGCCCTTTTTCTTTGCCCTAAAAGCAAATGAGGTACGGAATATCCCATTATTAAATTGGCATAGTTGCCGGCTCGAGGATCCGGATAAATTTGACGGGTTCGCTCAAAAAGCGTGTGCTGAAAAGCATGATGGAAAATGTATTACCCATAATTATGGGCTTTATGATGATGAGGATAAGGGAAGTGAACTCCAGGCCCTTCGATACAAAACAACGATTTGGACCGAGGCATCTGCAAAATCTCATTGCAAGACAAGGGATGGAACTTTTGAGCCTGCATCAGAGGAAGAAGATTCTTTGAAAAATAAGGAGATAGTTATGACAGTAAAGCGCACAAATAAACGCAGTCCATTCAAACCGCAAGCGAAAGGAAATTATCGGGTTGAAAATAAAACAGATAAAGAGGCAACCATTTATATTTATGATGAAATCGGATGGTTTGGGATCGAGGCCACAGATTTTGTAAAGGATTTGAATGATATCAAGGCTGAGACCATCCATGTCCGGCTCAATACACCGGGTGGGAATGTTTTTGACGGAACCACGATAGCGAATGCCATCAAACAACACAAGTCAAAAACTATTGTCCATATTGACGGCCTGGCTGCTTCGATAGGCTCGATTATCGCGATTGCTGGAGATGAGACCATAATGGCTGATAACGCCTTCTTCATGTTTCATGAGGCATGGTCATTTGTAATTGGGAATGCCGAGGGATTGAGAGAGGAGGCCAAGCTTCTGGATAAGATCGATGGCGTGTTAGCCAAAGCGTATGCCAAGAAAACGGGCAAAAAAGAGGATGAAATCAAGGATTTGATGACCGCAGAGACATGGCTAACGGCGGAAGAGGCCCTTGAAATGGGGATGGTTGACAGCATTGAAGAGAACAAAGAGGAAAAGGCAAGCGCCGCCATGTTTGATCTGTCGGTATTTGCGAACGTGCCGGATGAATTGAAGGATATTAAAAAAGACCTTAACGAGCGAGATTTAGAACGTGCCCTGCGAGATGCCGGGTGCAGTCGAAATCAAGCCAAGGAAATATTGGCAAAGGGTTTTAAGGGTGAACCGAATGAGCGAGACGCCCAGGAGGAGGCCCGTCTAAAAGCTGAGCGAGATGCCCAGGTTGCGGAAAAGACCCGTCTGCGAGAGGCAGAGGAAGCCAAGAAAGCCAAAATAGAGAAGGGAAGTACACAAGATTTATTAAATCAGGCCGATATAACAATGGCCACAACAAAGTAGAGGAGGATTTAGAATGAAGACAATAACTCAATATAGAGAAGATGTCGCCGCTTTGATGAAAAAGATTGGCGATATGGATGCAAAGTGCATCGCAGAAAATCGAGATCCGACTGAAGAGGAATTGAATCTTAAAACTGAGATGATGAACAAGGTCGATGCAACCCGCGAAGTGATAAAAGCCGCGGAGCGTCAGGAAGCATTGGCAGGTGAATTAGCTACGTCCGCAACACCTTTGACAGTAGTTGATAATGCAAAGATAAGTCCCGGTTCTGACCGTGCCGGAAAGGATACATTTCTTTCACTTGGTGAAAACCTGGTGGCTATTATGCGAGCCGGTATTCCAGGGGGAGCGATTGATCCACGATTAAGGAATATTCAGGCAGCCGCAACTGGCTTGGGCGAAACTATTCCAAGCGATGGCGGATTTCTATTACAGCCTGATTATGCAAACGATATACTTCAGGATGTTTTTGAGACCGGTATCTTGGCATCTAAATGTCGCCGAATTCAGATCAGTGGGAAAGCTAATAGTATTAAGATTAATGGTATCGATGAGAAATCAAGAGTCTCAAGCCGATATGGTGGAATAATTTCTTATTGGCTGGATGAGGCAGGGACAAAAGTTCCAACTAAGCCTAAATTTCGGCAGATTGAATTAGTTTTAAAGAAAATGATTGGCCTCTGCTATAGCACAGAGGAGCTTTTAGAGGATGCGGTAGCCCTTGAGAGTATTATCAAGGAAGGATTCAGAGCTGAATTTGGATTCAGGGTTGATGATTCTATTATCAATGGAACCGGCGCTGGAATGCCCTTGGGTATTCTTCCCTCTGGTGCTCTTGTGACAGTGTCAAAAGAAGGTGCCCAGGCGGCGACTACGCTAATGACGGAAAATGTCGTCAAAATGCGCTCCAGACTTTTTGCTACAAGTCGGGTGAATTCCGTATGGCTGATTAACCAGGATGTGGAGCCTCAACTACATACGCTCCATTTGGATGTAGGTACGGGCGGAATTCCGGTTTATATGCCAGCCGGAGGGCTTTCAGGATTACCATATGATACTCTATACGGAAGGCCCGTCCTTCCTATCGAGCAATGTGCGACATTGGGAACGGTTGGAGACATCATTTTAGCCGATTTTACAAACGGATATATTCTGGCCGAAAAGGGCGGAGTAAAAACGGATGTCTCAATTCATGTGGCCTTCCTAAATGATGAAAGTATTTTTAGATTTGTGATCCGGGTGGATGGCCAACCTGTAAGATCTACACCATTAATTCCGTACAAAGGCGCGGCTAATACTCAGAGCCATTTTATTGCATTAGAAAGCCGTACATAAGGTAAATAGGATTATTTAATGAGCTGGGGCTTCGGCCCCAGCATAAATCAAGGAGGATTTTATCATTATGCTAACAGAGAATTACCATATAGTCCAGGTTTTGAGTGATCTTAACTTGACCGACGCAGATGCTACCATGCCCGGTGATTCAATCAATATGGAGAATTTTCACTCTTGTTGCTTTATCGTTAATTGCCAGGATCTGGATGTAGCCAGTTGTACTTGTAGAGTATTTAGCGGTGCAACGGATGGGAATTTGGCTTCAGCTGTTACATTTAACTATGCTTGGGCAACGGCGGCAGCCGCTGGCGTTGATTGCGATGTCTTGCTTGCTTGGACATCGGCGGCTCTAGTTACAATGACATTTGGAACCTACGACAATTATATGCTGATCATTGAGGTTGAAGCAGCGGCGATGGACTTGGCCACTGGCGGCGGTGAGGAATGGCTAACAATCGACTTTCAAGATCCGACTACAGGTGCAACCGGAAATGTATCGGTCATCGCTATTTTGACACCCCGATACAAAGAAAACGTCCATGTGACGGCATTAACCTAATAGATAACGGAGGATAAGAAAATGATGCTAGAAGAGAACTACCACATAATCCCGATTTTAAGCGACCTGGACATTGATGCGGGAGGCGCGACAATGGATGGTGATTCAATCAACATGGAAGGTTTTCACTCCTGTTGTTTTATCTGTAATATGCAAACAATAGCCACTCAGAATTTTACTATTCGGCTTTATAGTGGTGCAACGGATGCAGCCCTAGCATCGGCTTTGACTTTTAATTATGCGTGGGCATCGGCAGCAGCAGCAGCCGCTAATTGTGACGTACTCGCAGCCTGGACTTCAGCAAATTCGGTCGTTGTAGATGTTGGTGTATATGATAATTATATCCTGATTCTGGAGATTGAAGCAGCGGCCATGGATCTAGCCACTGGCGGTGGAGAAGAATGGCTAACCTTCAATGTTCAAGATGACATCATAGCTGGTGCAACTGGCAACCTTTCAGTACATGCTGTCTTGACGCCTAGATACAAGGAAAATGTCCATGTAACAGCATTAACCTAAAATAACGGCGGTCTGAAATTGGCCGCCTATTATAAGGAGATTAAAATGTCATTACAACCAAGGGAAATCCCAGAGGTACAAGAAATCGCCCGGCAAATTGCCAAAGAGGAGATTGAGGCGATGGATAATAAGGATTTGAAGCCGATAGTAACAAAACTTGAAGCAGTAATAACAGACTTGGAAACAAAAATGGCAGAGGTAGAAGCAACGGATCTGAAACTGGAAGCAGAAATAAAAGATCTGAAAACAGAATTAAAGAGGGTGGAAAAAATGAAGGAACCGGAAAAACCAACGACTAAAAGTTTTTCCAGAAAGTAATCAATAGGAGGTATAGATATGAAACGACATTATGGACCATCAACAAGACGGCGGATGGGCGAGCTTGAAGGCGGTATGCGGGTTCAAACCGCTGTACTTAACAATGATGCTGTTCTTGTCCAGGTACAGACCGAGATTTTCAATGTATATGGCAGGATTCTTGTAAAACAGTTGTATTGCGAGGCGATTACCATATTTGATAATGTGGGCACTACGCTTTTGTTTAATGCCACATTTGTCCCGGTAGTAGCAGGTGTATTACCAATGACCGGCGCAAGTGCAGGTTTGGCATTGTTAGCCCAGGGCCTCAAGGTTAAGTATTTGGGCGGTGCAGTTGCGACGGCAGCTTCTATTAATGTTGGCGAAGCTTGTATTAGTCCGCATATAATCGGCACGGCTACCATTGCAGGGGTTCAGGGCGTTGGCACTATTGGGCAACTAACAGGAGTCGGTGATCAGACAAGCGGTACATGCCAGTTTGTGATTTATTATGTGCCCATGGAAGACGGCTCATATGTAACGAGTATATTATAAGGAGGTTATTATGGGATTTGATCATTATGAACCAGACACAATAGAACGAATTGGCGATCAGGTTGCTGGTTATCAGGTTGATACAGGAGTGCTTTCTGGACTTACCTATTGGGGCGTAGGCACGCAGACCGAGATTTTCAATGTCTATGGCGTTGTCAGAGTTCTCAATTTGTTTGCAGAGCAGCTTGTCATTGATGGAGTACCCGGAGCAACTGTTTTGCAGTTTAATTCTATATCGACGGTACCGGTAATAGGCCGCCAGAATATAAGCGGACTTACCTTAACCTTGGCCACCTTAGTAGTAGGATCAAGAATAGTTTGGTTAGGCGACGTGGTTACAACTTTACCCATTCTCACGGCTTCGGGTGGAATATCTGATTATTCCTGTGTTGTTCCACAGATCATTGGCGCAGAGGGCGGGACCTGTACTATAGGGACTGAGACAACTCTGTTTGCAGCTAGTGCCGGCTCTCATCAATGGTCAATTTTTTATCTGCCTATGTCCAACGGCGCCTATGTAACCAACGTATTGTAAGGAAGTTGTCATGGCATACAAACGGATTCAGACTATTGGCCGGTATGAAGGGGTATCAACGGAT